AGGAGACTAAACTCAAAGAGGACCAAATCGCCGGAAAAATTGCGTGGGAAGCATCGGCGGTAGATCAAATGAAAGGGAGCTGGAAAGATGAGCTAATTTTAATATGCCTGTTGGTTCCGGCGGTGGCAGTCTTCATTCCTGGATGGACACCACATATCAAAGCTGGATTTGAAGCCTTACACTCACTTCCTGATTATTACAAGCATCTCTTATACATCGCCTGCAGCGCGAGCTTCGGTATCAAGGGTGCGAAAGGAGCTATGGGATTAATAACTAAAAAGAAATAAAGAATGGATACAGTATACATAGTAGATAAAATCTACAAAATAATTAGAGCTAGACAAAATCAAATAACTCAGATAATAATCAACAATCAGGTCAAAGATTGGAATGATTATCAAAATCATTTAGGTCAGCTTGATACATTAAATTATATTGAACAGGAACTCTCGGACCTGCTTAAAAAGAAACAGGAGCAAAATGAGTAATTTAATCTTACCAGTGCATGTGGCGAAAGCTGTGCAAAAAAAGAAAAAAGACGAAGAAAAAAAAGAAGAACAAAAACTAGAGTCATCAAAGTTACCCGAACCCACGGGTTGGCGCATTTTAGTATTACCACACAAAGGTCAAGGTAAAACTAAAGGTGGAGTATATCTCTCAGATAAAACTATACAGGAAACTCAAATTGCAACTAATGTTGGATTAGTTTTAAAAGTTGGACCTGATGCCTATAACGACAAAGATCGTTTTCCTAACGGTCCTTGGTGCAAAGAAAAAGATTGGGTTGTCTTTGCAAGATACGCCGGTTCACGTCTTAATATTGAAGGCGGAGAACTACGCATACTAAATGATGATGAGATACTTGGAACAGTGGATGATCCAGAGAGTATTTTATCACCAGTAACACATTAAACATGGAGAAATAACCATGCCCGAAGCAATAAAAGCAGAAGCGTTAAAAGAAGATGCATTGATGGTTGACTTGGACACATCAGGTAAATCTGTCGACGTGGAGTTAAAAAAAGAAGAAACTCAGACTGAGGTCGTTGAAGAAACTAAAGATACTAAAGATACTAAAAAAGATGAACGCGAAGAATATAGTGAAGGTGTCAAAAAAAGAATTGATAAATTAACTTATAAAATTCGTGAAGCAGAGCGTAGAGAAAAAGAAGCTTTAAGTTTTGCAGAACAAGTCAAAAAAGAAAAAGATGAATTACAAGGTAAGTTCGATAAACTTGATGACGGGTACGTCAATGAGTTTGCAGGTCGTGTAAAATCAGAACTTGAAACAGCTAAGGTGGCTTTAAAACAAGCCGTTGCAGCAGGAGATGTAGATGCTCAAGTAGCAGCAAATCAAGCCCTTGCAAAGCTAGCTATTGAAGAAGAAAGAATAAAAGCGACTGAAGAACAGCGAAAAAAGTACGAAGATACTTTAAAAAACGCTGGACAAATAGGAGAACAGCCTGTACAAAATAATGTAACCCCTACTAGACCTGATCCTAAAGCGGAAGCTTGGGCGGAAAAAAACGAATGGTTTGGTAAGGACGAAGCTATGACATACGCTTCTTTTGGTATTCACAAGAAACTTGTGGAAGAAGAAGGGTTTGATCCTACCTCTGATGATTATTATGAAGAGATAGATAATAGACTTCGCAAAGAGTTTCCCCATAAATTTAGTGATGGGGGAGAGGTTCAAGAAGGCAAATCACCCGTTCAGACAGTTGCCTCTGCAAATAGAACCACAAGGTCTGGACGCAAAACAGTGAGGCTCACACCATCACAAGTAGCGATAGCTAAAAAATTAGGTGTGCCACTTGAAGAATATGCGAAATACGTGAAGGAGTAGGCATATGAATAAAATTGATGAAAATAAGACTCCACGCGCTGCTCAGTCCCGCGAGAAAGCGACTCGTAGGAAACCATGGGCACCCCCGTCATCTCTTGATGCACCACCTGCACCCGATGGGTTTAAATACAGATGGATACGCGCTGAAGTGCTAGGTCAAGCGGATAGTAAAAACTTATCTGCAAGATTAAGAGAAGGTTTTGAATTAGTCAGAGCCGATGCAAACAGTGAATATCCTATCATTCAGGAAGGCAAGTATGCTGGTGTAATAGGAGTTGGAGGTTTATTGCTGGCTAAAATTCCAGTAGAAATCGTTGAAGAGCGAATGGCTTATTTTGCGGAGCAAACAAAAAATAAGGAAGACGCAATTCAAAATGATCTACTGAAGGAACAACATCCCAGCATGCCGATCTCTAAACCAGATAGGCAGTCTCGCGTAACCTTCGGTGGTACTCGAAAGGACTAATTTTTTAGCTCTTTTGTCCATCGAATAAACAACAAACTAAAAAGGATGAGATAAACGATGGCAAATAAAGACGCAGCTTTTGGGTTTAGACCCGTAAGGCATCTTAGTGGCGGTCTTATCAGAAGAAACGAATATACTATTGCTGCAAACTATGGCACTGACATTTTTCATGGACAATGTGTAAAAGCAGTTACAGCAGGTGGTATTGAAGCGGCAGCAGCAGGTAATGTAATTCTTGGTGTTTTCGGTGGATGTTTTTTTACAGACCCTACTACAAGTAAGCCAACATTTAGCAATAACTATCCAGCAAGCACAAACGCTTCGGATATTGTTGCTTTTGTTTACGACGATCCTAGAATCGTCTTCGAAGTTCAGCACAATGGTACAGGCACAGCAGCAATGAATTTTGCTGGTTTTGATTTAACAGGAACAAGTGGAAGCTCACTTTCTGGTAGATCAACTCAAGAGTTAGACACTTCAACAGCAGGTACATCTGGACAATTCAAGCAAATTGGTATTTCTAAGGATCCAGACAACAGTGATACAAGTAGCGCAAACGTTAATGTTTACGTTATTCCAAACACTGCTGAGCATTCTTACTTACTAACAACTGCATTAAGCTAATAGGAGTTAATTATGCCGATATCAAGATCACAACTGGTAAAGGAACTAGAACCTGGCTTAAATGCTTTGTTTGGGTTGGAATATGCCAGATACGAAAATCAGCACGAAGCTATTTATGATACAGAAACTTCTGACAGAGCTTTTGAAGAAGAAGTAATGCTATCAGGTTTCGGTACAGCGCAAGTAAAACCAGAGGGAACTCCGGTCAACTATGATGACGCAACAGAGTCATTCACAGCGCGTTATACACACGAAACAATAGCACTTGCTTTTGCGATTACTGAAGAAGCAGTAGAGGACAACCTTTACGACAGAATCAGTTCTCGTTATACAAAAGCATTAGCTCGTTCAATGAGTAACGCTAAACAAGTGAAAGCAGCAAACGTATTAAACAATGCATTTGATTCTTCTTTCACAGGTGGTGACGGTGTGGAACTTTGTTCTACTGCTCACCCATCAACAGGCGGAAACATCTCAAACGAGTTAGCAACTGCTGCTGATTTAAACGAAACATCTTTAGAGCAATCATTAATTGATATTGCTGGTTTAACTGATGACAGAGGATTAAAAATCGCTCTGAACGGAAGAAAACTTATTATTCCAGTCAATCTTCAATTTACTGCTGAAAGATTAATGAAATCTAATTTGAGAACAGCAACTGCTGACAACGACATCAATGCCGTTGCAAGCATGGGAATGTTACCAGAAGGTTATACAGTTAATAACTTCTTAACCGATACTGATGCATTCTTTATTAAAACTGATTCTCCAAATGGGATGAAGCATTTCCAAAGATCACCTATCACAACTAAAATGGAAGGTGACTTTGAAACTGGTAACGTAAGATACAAAGCAAGAGAGAGATACTCCTTTGGTTTCTCTGACTTCAGAGCTATCTTTGGTTCACCAGGAGCATAAAAACTTAACTTGTGGGGCTTCGGCCCCACAATAACTAGGGATTAAACAATTACACCGACTGACCTAGCAGACGATCGTAGAGACGGTGTAATAAATACTACGAGGTAAAAAATGTCTAATTCAACATTTAGCGGTCCAGTTAGATCAGAGGGTGGTTTTAATGTAATCAATAAAGCTGCTGCAACTGGAGCTGTTACAGAAACAGGTTTTTCTGTTAATTCTACTGGTCAACTAGTTTCTATGGGAACTAGAAAAATTCAATCATTTGCAGGTTCTTTAGCAGCCACAGACGCGGCATCAACTGCATATGGAGACGGTGATGTGCTTGTAGAGCTCGGTGCATTAAATACAGACGCACCAGACGGACTAGTAACACCTACTAAATTTTTTATTCACAGAGCATTAATTGGTATTACAACTGCGGCAGGAGAAACTCTTGTTGGTGGTTTATCATTAAGTGCCACTTCTGGTACAGCTACTAACTCAGCAGTTTCTTCTGGAACTGAAATCGTTGGTGCTGGTGTAACGTCTTTTAACGAACAGTTAAGTGCTACACAATCAATCACAGAAATTGACGTGAACTTTAACGATAGTGCTGGTAACTACCACATATTCGTTCCAAATGTTACAGCGGCAATCGCTAGCAAAAATTTATATGCTTTTGCTACAACTGCGGTAAACGCTGACATAACTGCTGGAAGATTTACAGTAGAACTAGAATACTCAGTATTTTAATAATTAGTGGGGCTTCGGCCCCACAGTTTCTTGATTAAGGAGGGAAACAAATGGCAGATACAGTAACAGGACCTACAATCCTACAAGAGAATGATAAGAGAGTAACAATTAAAATAGTAGTGGAGTCTGACGGCACAGGAGGCACAACAGTTTTTGGTGATGTTTCAGCCTTGTCGGCTAACAAAGAAGGACAATCAGTTACAACACTTTCTTTACAAAGAGTATGGTGGACTTGTGCAAATGGTGATGGCGCAGATGCTTTTGCTCGTTTAGATTATGAAGATTCTGATGGAGATATTCCTATTATAACTTTGATAGATTCTGGTTATTGGGATTTTAGAGAGTTTGGTGGCATACCAGCAAACACAAGCAGTAATTCCAATGAAAATGATGTTAACTTTGTAGTGGCTGCGGCTGCAGACTCAGGTAATACATATACTTGTATTGCAGAGTTTATTAAAAATTATTAATGATTTCTAGATCTTCTATGCCTCAGCAAATATCTAAGGCAGGTCAGAAAAAGAAATTTGTTAAAAAAAAGAAAAAGAAAAAGGTAAAACATGGCAACATCAGGAACAAATAGTTTTGATTTAGATGTCGATCAGGTCATAGAAGAAGCTTTTGAAAGATGTGGTATCAACTCTAGATCAGGTTATGATTTAAAAAGCGCAAGACGTTCTCTTAATATAATGTTAGCTGAGTGGGCTAACAGAGGTATTAATTTATGGACAGTGGAGTTAAGAACAAAAACTTTAACAGGTAGTACAACTAGTTATAGCTTAGATTCAGATTTAGTTGACGTATTAGAGGCTGTAGTATTTACAGAAACTGATTCATCTACCGATATCGAAGTAGATAGAATTAGTAGAGCAGAATATTTAAACATATCTAATAAATCAACCACAGGAACTCCTGTGCAATATTTTTTAGAAAGAGGAACCTCTACACCAACTTTATTTTTATATCCTACTCCAGACGCGGCGCATACTTTTAAGTATTATGGTTTAACTAAAATACAAGATGCGGGTGATTACAATGATCAGTTGGAAGTTCCGACT